TTCTGCTAAATTCAGTGCCCCTATTTTTTCTTCTCCCGTTGCCGGGTCTGTTATTGGTATTAAGTTCATTTCTCCTCCTCTATTAAATGTTTATTCCAAAAATCTTAACTGGAACATATGAATCATTTCCAGTGATGCCATCAGTGGTATCTACTATTCTGTGGTATGCGTTATTGAAATTAATTCCGGCGCTGTTGACTTTAAATGCACGTTCAATCGCAGTAGTTCGCTTTCCAGTGCTAAATACTCCAATGCCCACATATGCAGTTTGTCCTCCAACTCTGCATATTTTAAACACTGTATTCTCTCTAATATCTTCTCCACCGACTTGTTCTATTGATTCTACAATGACAGAATTGTATCCGTTAAAATTTAAATTTATAGTCTGACCAACAAAAACGCTATTAGGTGCTGCATTTTCCCACAAAAGCTTTTTACTTGCCATTTTAAGTAATGCTTGCAAAGCCTTGTCTAATGTTGACATTATGCCCGCCCCCTTTCCTTGCGGAAAAAGAGGGATTTTATATAGCGGGTTATTCTATACCCCCCACCGAGGAGTTTTATGCCATATACGGCAAGGGGAACAAGTCTGTTGTTTACCTCAGTTCGGCTTGCAGCATTTCCATATGTCGGCACGCGCTGTGCGTCTCCGATAGATAACTTATTTTGTTCGCCCCACGTATATCCTCTGCTCATTAGGATAGCTGTCGCCTGTACATTAACTTGTCCGCCAGTCCCGACCTGTCCGATTATGACAGTCTGGTTTGCAGCGTCTTTAGGTGCATCCGCATTAGATTCATGTGTTATGGCAAGCATATCTGCATTGTTCTCCGGCAGTGTTAAAATCTGTCCTGCAAAGTCACTTGTCGGGCTCGCATTCGTCCACAGCTCCTTCAGTTTAATTCCGTCCTTCCAAAGTTGTTTTATGGCGTTATCTATTACAGACATGGTGCCACCTCCCTTCTTGAAAGGGAAGCGAGAAAGAGTTTAATTTTCTGTATTACCCCCCCCAGTAGCTGTATGCCGAATATATATGCTGGGAGAGCTACTGTATTATTCGTCGTCCCGTCACTTCCATACGTCGAGCGCAACCTACCATTTTCAAAAGTTATAGCCTTGTCAACGATATGAAAGTTTCTGGAGACTAACATAGTTATTCCAACTGCAATAGCGCCGTTAGTTCCTATTTCTGTAGGAATTATTAAGCTATTATTAAAATACGATCCTCCCGAATACTGGGATAATAACATTATGAAATTATACTTTTGTAATTCAGGTATCTGTAATGTCTGAGGATTAAATGCGCTCGTTATGGATGCATTTTTCCAAAGAACATCGATAACAGACCTTTTAAAAAGTGCCTGCAAAGCTCTATCCAATGTACTCATGCCAGCACCTCCTTTCTAAAAGGTGCTGTAAGTACCGCTTTAATCTTAAGCAGTACCCCCCCCCAGTAGCTGGATGCCGTATATAGCAAACGGAATACATACCGAGTTATCTGTCGCAGTGGTTAAATCTCTCGTCCGTGTTCCTATGTTAAAATGCAGTCCGCTTGAATTTTTAGTATAAGAGCGTCTGGCACTAAATCCGGCAGATGAAGTCGTAGAGCCTTCATTGCAAAATGCGCCAAAAATCAATGCTCCGTTATACCCCTCTCCCAGCTCACTTAAACGAGCCGTGTCGGTGATCAGAAATCTCGTGTCTCCGCCTATTGCTGTGCTGTGCTCAACAGCGCATAGGTCGTACCTCGTCAAATCAAGTTGTATGTCTTGAGCTCCAAAAGAACTCGTCGGAGAAGCATTTTTCCAAATTTCAACTATTTTTAGCCCATGCGTCCATATCTGCCGTAAGGCGTTATCTAATACATTCATACGTACTCCTTTCTACTCTATTGGATATCCTGCGTCTGCAAACATCTGTATAGTTTCATCTGAGATATCCACTCCTAAATTTATCTGCGCCTGTTTTACCGTAGTAGCTCCTGTGCCGCCTAAATTTATTGGCTGTACTTTGGTTTCTTCAGTCGAAAGCCTGCTATTTAATTCGGTTATTTGACTCTGTAAATTCCCGGCAAGAGTCTCATCGAGTGCCGCGGCCACCGTGTCAAGCCATTCATTTAAACTGGCCTCATATTGATCCCATAGATCTGTTGTATCTATCGGTGTAGGAATCGCTGGGATGACAAACCCACAAAGTTCACTATTTAAACGCTGGTCGGTAATGACCGATGTGGAAATCGATGTCACGCCTCTTCCTACCAATATGTCCGCAAGTGCTATTTCGTACAGATTTGACTCGCGGCGAAGCTCTGGCGCTACGGGATTGGTCGCGGCCACCCCCGTCCTCACGATGATATTCACTGCCCGGACGGACACAGACGTGTTAAACTGCGCAACGACGCGATCGATGCGATTCAGACTCGCGTCGGCCGCTTCGATAGCCAGTGTCATAGGCGCTGTATTATAAAAAAGAGCACCTTCAATGTGCCCTCCTCCGGTCCCCACGCTGACCGTCATATTTCCGTTTGCTGTAACTTTGAGACCATCGCCTGCGGACTCAAACACTCCGTTTATGTATCGGAGCTTATTGAACAACCTTTCGTCTTCCGCTGTGATCGCTCTGTCATAGATGGGCTCAGTCACTGTTCCGGTATTTTGCGATTCGAACGGATAACTTGTTATCGCCATTATCCTCTCCTCCATTTCTGTTTGCTCGGTGTGCCGAGAACGAGCTGTATTTCTATCATGTTATCCTTATGAGTCTCGTTTACTTTCTCAATTTTGGCATGATACATCTGTTCCAGATCGTCTATTAACACCACACATGTATCTCCGAGATCATAATCCCTGATATATTCATACTTGTTTTGAATTATATTTACCTCTATGCTCTCAACCTTGTAATGATCCAGCATATCCAGCTGCGCTTTTTTCTGCATCAGATTTCTTATCTTTTGCTGGTTTGCAGTTGTCGTTATCTTGAGGTCGCACTCATCTGATGATAATGTTGTCGGCAATATTCTTTTTGGATAACAATTTCCTATCTTTGTTGGTTGATTCCCGGAATAAAAATATGTACATCCAATATAATATTTCGTTGTGCCGTCTGCCACCTCCGTGTATTTTATAGGAAAATATGAAGAAGAAAATTTACTGTAATAATCCGCTTCTACCTCCTGTACGATTTCATACAAGCAGGCTTCCGCAGACTCATCAAGTGTATAACTCATGTCATCAACATTGTTATATGCTTTGCCGAAGAAGATGCCTGACTCGCCATCAGTAAGGTGTCGTCCTTTTTTGAACAGAACACTTAATCCGATCGCGCCATCTTCGTTTTCTTCTGGAAAGGTCTCTATTTTCGCCTGTATTCCAAATTCTGTTCCAGAAATAATTTCATATAGAGCAGTTCCCATTTGTTCAAACTCATCAATAGATACGTCTGCAGATTCTGGAAATAACGAATCAGGGTTTATCGTAACATTTGCAAGGGGTTTATAACTTACTCCATCAACTACAACTGCCTCATTGGCATTATTTATATATGATATTATGGAACTCTTTACTTCTGCAGATGTAGCGGCGCTAAGCACATGAGTTTTTCGGTACGCGCCAAAGTCCAATAACTTTTCAATGAAATGACCGCTCACAGTTATAAACGCACCTTCATTCCCTTTGCTGTACTCTGTTTTCTGGATTATTCCCGTTTCCGGTCTTCCGACGTTTTCTATATATTTCATGCCGAGAGCGTTCAGCCGGTTATATTCATCGAGCGTCATATACACCATGAACTCTCCTGGCTCGCTCCAATTCCTATCCCAGCTCGTTTCTATAAAATCTACAATACCAAGCAGTTTGCCTGTATAACTTATGGCTCTTATCATTAAAGTCCTCCATATCTTCCGACATATATGAGGTCTGCACCATATGCCGTGTTTCCTTCATCGTCCGCTTCAACTTTCACCGTATTGTCCCCATACGTGAGTATCAGCTTCGGGAGCTGTTCTCCATCGTAAAGCGCAGGAGCAACGTCCTCGCCGTTCAGCCTTACCGTTTTGGTTTCGCTGTCGATGTTAAGCAAATCTCCCTCCGTCATGGTTACCTCGACGTGCATTTTCACACCATTTATTTCGATATTCATGCCTTCCACCAGGCCGGTCGCTTCCACTCTTACATGTATGTATGTATCTTCCGAGCCCAGATAATTTATAATCTTGCTTGTAGTGTGATTGATAACTCCAAATGCCAGTGTTCCGCCTCCTGGGCTGTAAGCTCTCGTAACATGCCACAACGGATCTGTATCGGTAAAGTTCGTAGACTCACTGTTTTCTCCAAGCAGATCTGATTCAGGATGTAAATACGATACCGTCAGATTTAGACGCTTCCATACATTGTCGTTTGGAAGAGATGCCGCTTCCAACTGGCAATCTTTCGCTATACGTGTTACTCCCATATACGTTATATGTAAATCAAACGTATAATTACTGTTGTGAAAGCCTATAGCTCTAGCTCTGTCTTCGGCGTTGTTCAATTTGTTTTGCTCCTGAGCCTTTATGTTGATCTGTCTTGACTGCTTCCTTTTTCCTGTAATGATCGATCCATTTCCATATCCTCGATTCGATTTGAATATTTCAATTACCGGAAAATCGACACCTTCAAGCGATATTATTCCCCAATCACTGTCGTGATAATTAAATACCTCTCCATCATTACGCACAGCTTTTACTAGTACAGTTTTATTTGACATATTACATACCTGCCAATCCAAATTCCATCTGTTTCTTTATTGCTCTCGCTGTCTCTATCGGCGTAGAAACCGGCTGATTTATGTTTATTTCCTGATTTATAACCCCTGTTCCTGTCGCTGCTATTATCGCCTCTGTCATTTGATCGAATTTCTCCCATAGCTTATCGAGTGGCACAACCGCTTCAGGTCCGGCTTCGCCGATACCTATCAGCGATGGGTCACTGAAGATACCTCCTGTCTTATACCATGAAACAGAAAAATCTGGTATTCCGTCCAGGCCAATAAATTGTGCCGCCTTTGCAAGTGCTCCAGTTTTTTTCCAGCGAACGCTTATATGTGGCATCTTAATGCCTTTGAATTTAAGAGTAATATTGAAGAATGATTTTATTTTGTCTATGGCCTTTTTCACAGCATCTCTGGCCGCCTCTATTGGTTTTGTTACAGCGTCTTTCACTTGATTGAATTTTCTTTTTACGCTATCTGGCACTATTCCACTTATAAATGACGCTATAGCCTCTTTGGCCATATTTAGCATTATGCCTGGAAGCTTTTTCAAAACTTCCCAAATAGCAGATACTAAACTCCCCATGCTTGCTATTATTTTAGGTAGATTCTGTATTATGTAAGATGCCATCTTACCAATCATTTCACCTGCTTTTTGGGCGATTATACCAGAGTTTTGGCTAAACCATTCTCCCAGTCGGGTCCATAATTGCCCGATCATCGTTAGCAGCTGCGGTATCGCCTGTATTATAGCCTGTCCAAGTTTCAATATGAGTTCTGCGCCTTTGCTGAGGATCGTTGGCATCGCTTCACTCATTTTGGACAGCCATCTATTTATCAGTATTGGAAAAGTCTCAACAAACTGCGGAATGCCCTCATTTATCCCCTGCGTCAGTCCTTGTATAAGCTTTCCCGCCTGCGCAGCAATCTGTGGTATTGCTGTAACAAGAAACGTCCCTATCGCCCCTGGGAGCGACATTATTATATTTCCAATCGCCGGCATCAAATTATTAAACAGAAAGGTAGATGCTGATTCTACCAAAGTTTTCATTGACTTATTCACCGACTGAAGCTGTCCTCCGAGTACAAGCTCTCCCATAAAATTCTGTGCTGCAGCTTTCATGGAGTTGAACGATCCCATAAGAGTAGACTCTGCTTCCTTCGCTGTCGTTCCTGTTATCCCAAGTTCTTGCTGTATTACGTGTATTGCTTCATATACATCGGAAAGATTTTTTATATCATATTTCTTTCCGGAAAGTTTTTCCGCATCGGCAAGCAGCCGTTTCATTTCTTCCTGTGTTCCACCATATCCCAGTTTCAAATTATCCAGCATTGTATAATTTTGCTTTGCAAAACCTTGGTACGCCCACTGGATCGACTGCATATCTGTACCCATTTTGTTGGCATTGTCAGACATATCCTTAATGGCCATATCGGTGTATTCCGCCGCTTTCTGGGTGTCGCCAGAAAGAGATTGCAAAAGTGATGCCGCAAAACTTGTAGCAGTTTCCATGTAATTGTTTGCGGATATTCCCGCTGTTCTCCAAGCATTTACTGCATACTGTTCTATAGTGGATGCACTGTTTTTAAAAAGCGTTTCTATACCGCCTATACTTTGTTCGAGCGCTGCGCCTTCAAGGACCGCTGATTTAAGAGCCGTTCCTATTCCTGCAGCCATCAGCGCCCCTTTGATCTTAGTACCTATTGTTGAGCCTGCCTGTTGACCAGCAACACTCGCTTCCCCGCCGATTGCGCTTTGAATAGATCCTTTTATACCTTTAGCAGATGGCATTATTTGCACATATGCCTGCCCTAATTCAGTTGCCACCAGTCTCACCTTCTTTCCACGCTTTTTCAAACTCTTCCGGCGTAACGAATGCCACTACATCTTTCGTCTCCTGCTCCCTCGGATCTATCCCAAGAAGAGCTTCTACGAACAACGGTTTTGCCACTTCTTTCTTGCCTGTAAGGTAATAGCATATAAGCCCCAGCCGATCAGCAATCGCCGCCTGTATCATCAAGTCTTTTGAAACAGCTTCCCCGTTTATCTTTCTTCTTATCCTCGAATCATCCCTCAAACCAACAGAAAAAGTCGCTACCATTCTTGCCGGCAGCGACCTATAGTCATATACCCGATATGTTTCTGCAAGATCACACGCTAAAGCGTTTTTATCGAGTCTTATCATGTTGGCGAGGGCTATAAGTTTTTTGATTCGTTGGATGCGTTGAAAATTTCCTCCAGTGCATGAGAAATATCTTCTATCGGAACTCTCCCATCTTCTGCTCTGTAATGGTCATACAACTGTTTTTTCTGCTCTTTCCCCAAAAGTAAGTTGCAAGCCTTAGGAAGAAGCAATGGATTTTCATCCAGCTCAGCGATGCAGTCGACCAGCTCCATATTGTCGAGATTTTTATCATCTATATCAAATTTAAATCCTCTTGATGTTTTTCCTTTCATATGTCCTCCTAAGCTATGTATTCATAGTGCGTATTCCCACTGGAATCAGGGAAGGCCGTCACTGTAATTTCATATCCAACCGGATCAGAATCGTTATACACGATCTCGCCCATATCCGTTATCTTTCCATCCGGTATCACTATCCTCTTTTTCCTTCCGCCTTTCATGATCATATCTGCTACCCATGCTTTTTCTTCCGCTTCGCTCGTATTCACCTTAACGGAAATGAAAGTCGACGGACTGCTTTCTTCGGTTACGTTATCATCTCCGTATACCGCTTTGAGAACTTCTATGTTGAGTGATTCTATAAGCGTGAAGCTGAATGTATCACTTTTTTCTGTCTGACTGGTAAGGACCGTATCTCCTCCCCATGCTTTCGTCTCCTCCGATTCTGGAGCGTTCTCATTTGTCAGTCCATCTTCCGATATATATCCCAGCGAAGCAAATGCTTCATTGAGCTCGGTAGTTGGATCTGTTGGCAGTGCCGTTGCCAGCGGAGCAACGCTGACTGCTCCTCCCACCTTTGGTTTTCCTGTTGACACCTTGGCAACATCACTCATATATCTACACCTCCATCAATAAAAAACCAGGTCATATACTGCCTGATATCTGTGTCTCTTGGTTGTAACGTCTGTGAAATTGTAGTCGCTGTTTAAAGCAGATCTTGAAACTTCATTCAAAATCACTATATCGTCCATTGCTTCTTTTACAAGCTCGTTGAGCTCAGCCGCTTCATATGTGCTTTCCGCCCACGACTGGATAGCAAACGTCGCATTGTTTATGTGGTTACTCTTCCCGCTTCCGGTCTTTTCGAGAGTTACATATCTTTGCGGCGCATCGTCCGGCACCTCATAATATACCGGTACCGACAACTGCTCATCGAGGTAGTTTTTTATTATTTTTTCTATCATTATCTCAATGCCTTTAATATAACGTTGTTATCTGAGTTTTCCTTTTTAGTCTGATACCACGTAGCATATACCATAGCATTTACTCTATTAGCTCCTACGTATGTGTCAGATTCATATCCATCTCCGAGCCTTTGGAGCGCTCTGTTTGCATACTCCTTGCAAACATTCATCATTGCCTGGGATTTCATCAGTTCTCTAACTCCTGCTCTATTAAGTTTAAAATCCATTTTCTTACTCATAGCTTTCCACCTGTACTTTCTTATTCCAGGATAACGGCACAAGTCCCTCTATTCCCTCCTGTGGACATCCTGAGACTCGCCAGTCTCTCTCAAAAAAGTTCACCCTGCGATTTTCCCAAATGTGCGTATCTCCTTTCGGGATAGCCAGAGCGTAGACCAGCTTCCGGCCGTCGATATTCGTATCCTCTGTAATGTCCGACGTGGACACCGGCGACACGAGAACGTTGTTTATCTCAACAGGCGTCTCCTTATATATGGGATCACCCAGAGGATCTTTCCCTGTTTCTGTTTTTTCATAAAGCGTTACAGTTATTCCTTTGAGCCATCCCATAGATCTATCACTCCTATCTGCTGGCGCTTCAGTCCAAGCCTGGCAAGCTCCGATTTTTTAATAAACAATCCTCCGCCCGGTACAAGATATGTTCCGGATACAGAATATCCAAGCGCTGACTGGCTCATCTGCGTCATAGGCTCTGTGTCAGTCGATGTCATAAGCGTTCTTGCCACAACATCGACTGTTACAGATTTTGCTACATTTTTTAAGTGCGGCTTTTCTGCTATCATCTGATCAAGACTTTTGCCCACATTATCCGCCGCACTTCTTAAGCTGTCGCTGACGACAGGCAATAAATTTTCCGCCCGCTCCTTTTCTGCCGGCGAAAGTGGTCTCCACAGATTTTCAATATCTTCAATATCAGCAAAATTATCCATATTCTCTCCTTTTTTGCAGAAAGCGACTTATATTGCTATTCCGTGCTTTCTTTCTATTCTGTGCCGCCTCCACTTTCCGGATCCTCCGACTCTGTCGCTTCGGTTACTATTCTTGCAAATGCTGTCGGAACGAGAATACCCCAGCCTACATACGCCTCACCTCTGAGGTACACCTGGTTGTACCCCTTGAGATCCTGGCCGGAATTATCAGGATCGCCGTATGGGATCACTTCTATTGGAATTTCTTTCGCATAGCCCCACTTGAAGGCATTCTGAAAATCTCCAACTATAGCCATATCGGTCGTGGATGTTCCAAAAGCCACAGTATTATTTACATCCGCATTAAGCCCGTTTATGCTGCCCGGATTTCCTCCCCAGGCAAGATCCGGATAAAGTCTCACGCCGTTTGCTTTCATCTTGGAGAGTGCAGATGCGAATGCCGTGCTCATCGCAAGACCGTTCACGTCTCCGTCTGCCGCCTGTATTGCTGTTACCGCATCGTCTACATTGGCATCCGGATCAGTAGATACATACACGATCTCTTCGGTAACCTTAGAATCGAAGTTATTTGTACCTACTACCGTAGAGGCTGTTCCTGTTCTCGGATTAAGGCCGTGCATTGCTGCGATATCTATACCTCTTGCGATTTTCTTTGAAAACCCATCTGCGAACGCTGCGAGATATTCGAGCTGTACCTCCTCAGCGGCAGTCATAAACTCATCGGATACGCGTGTTCCATATTCAAATTTTATCGGTACTATTGTTACCGGATCAACTGTAACTCCTCCGTTGCTCTTTTTTCCATTTTCAGCTACGATATCCACTTCCTTGTCCATAGAAAATATGAACTCTGTAGTACCGTTGAACGGTATCGGCTCTGCTGCCGACAGTTTCGCCAGAGATGACCTACCCTTCACCTTGCTGAACATAGTCTTTGTCAGCTCTGCCGGAAACATGCTCCCTTTGCTTAAAATGCTTGCCATTGTCTATTCTCCTTTCATATCAGACAACACTTTTTTCAGTGCTTCTCTCTCTTTATCTTTCTTTCCGTCTCCTGAAGGCTCCGATGAGAACATCGGCGGCGCACCCGCTCCGTTTCCCATTAGTTTCTTCAGGGATTCGGCGGATTCCTTTATCGACTTTTCATCATCTCCCTGCAGGAATTTAATCGCATCATAACCAAGACCCACTTCATGGGCTATTCTCGTTTTTGCCGAGTCGGACTCGTATTTCTTGATTTGTGCATCTTTTTTCGCCACCTCTTCAGGAGAAATATACCCTTCATATTTCCTGGCTGCATCTTCAGGCGAAAGAAATCCTTCGTACTTCTTGGCTGCATCTTCAGGCGACATCCAGCCCTTATACTTTTCCTCAGTGACTTTCCTTTCCCTTTTAATGCGCTCTCCTATAGCTGCGTCAAATTCTTCCTGTGTAGTGATGGCTTTAAACTCTTCTGACATTACAGTCTCCTTTCTCCCACTTGACCCGGTGGTGTCGGTAAAATTTATATTAAAAAAGCGCCTTTTTCGGCACCTTAATAATTAACTCTTTGTTTTTTCTTCTCCTTGAATGTGTTGATTGCCCAATGTGCAAGTATAACGCTGTCCAGCAGAGAAACCTCCACGCCTTCTTTTATTGACTTGTATCCAAACCCTCCATTTGATCCAATGGAACGTTTTATACAATTGCTGACGGACTGTGTGAGCGATGGCTGTCCCATATGGCATATACTTTCAGACCATACTGCCTGCTCAAACATAGCGTTTGCCGATATGATCTCTTTTACCGTCGGCAATATCGGAGTCTTTAATTTTGCCTCCTTCATGTCCGCTGAAAGCAGCTGCTGACCGTTGGCTCCGTCAACTACGACCTGACGCGCGTCTGCTGCGCGGAGAAATTCTATAATCCATCCGTTTCCGGCTCTCGTTGACCTGCAATCCACGGATTCCACAAGAACTTTATCATCTGCGGTTTTAACCGCGATTGATAACGCCGCATTTTCTCCGTTCTTTCCATACTTTATCCCTACGGTAATCTTTCCTCTCAGCTCCGGGAGTTTATATTCCCTGAGCTGATTCCACTCCGCTTCACTTATAGCCGATTTAAGATTATATTTTATCCAGTACCCGAGGCGCTGGATCATAAAATCTATATCGTCTGTTCCTATTTCATCAATTACTGCTCTTTCAGTTAAATGGTACCCAAGGGATGGGTTTGTTTCATACCAGCTTTCCTTATCTCGCGGATCTGTTTCATTTTCTACGGACCATTCCGCCCAGCCCGAATTTACTGCTTCACCTGCGAGCACCTTGTCCCTTAATTTTGTAAATACTGTTCCGGAACTCACAGGTGTCGGCGGAGTCCCGCAGAAAATTGTCTGCGGATTTTTACTGTCAGAAACAACGTATTTCAGTGCCGATTCATGGTCGTCTTGGTATTCCTGAGCCTCGTCTATAATGAGAAGATCAAAGCCTTCTCCAAGACCACCTTTTGATGTTCTTGTTCTAAATTCAATAATACCTCCACCTTCAATTTCTATATGTTCTTTGCCATATGCCCTGTATGAAGATGTAATGGCTATCCCGGCCTTTGACAGCAGATTGTACAAGCGCTCCCAGGCACTGTGTGTCGTTGTCGTCCTGTGGGCTGTATGCAAGATCCGCTCACCTTTCTTTAAGCCTATCATCTCACGCATGGCGATGATCTCATTTTTTCCGTTTCGACGCGGGACTGAATACCCGAACTTCGTATGCACCCAAAGGCCGTCATCGTTAACCGCCATAATGTCGCATATAAGGAGCTCCTGCCACGGGATAGCTTTCCGGCCGCTTTTGTTGTATAAATCTATAGCCTCTTGGCCTCTCGTATCCTTATACGGCAAAATGAATGACTGTGTGGGCGTCTGACGACCTTTCCTGTCTTTATCCATATTTCTTAAACGCTAAATAAACGGCGTGATCTCCTTTATATCTTTTAAGAAACTCTTTGCCTTTTTTTAAAGAGAGTTGTCGCATAAATATGCAATTCCTTCCGGGGTAATCTCACAGTCCTTAAATTGTTCTTTCAGATAATAACCATCTCCGGCTTTTATATTGTCCAGCCCATCAATAAATCCCTGCTTTTTCATATTATGAAAAATATATACCCAGTATTTCCTGTCTATCTGAAATAACGCTCCATCATACATAAGGTATTCCGGATCAATACTCTTTCCTTTTTTTAACTGCATATACAAATATGCCAATATTTTATATACGATCACATAATAATCATCCTGTGCCATATTACTACCTCCTTTAAAACACTTGCAATTTCAACTGCCTTTTGATACTATATATTTGAGGGGCGGCCTTTGCCCTATATTGGCGAAGGATTACGCCCCTTAAAAAATAGAGGGTGCCCTCCGCCCCGATTGGCAGGGGGTAACCCCTCTATTTTTTATATCTATAAACTCTAAACTCATTGTTTTTTAAGATAACTAATATGTCGGTCGTTCCTTTTGCGCTTCTTGCCATTCTCCTGTCCATAACCTCCTCAAATCTATCAATGGATATGTTTTTACCTCTATAGTCGATAATAATTCCTCCTGGATTTTCCGCAATTTGTCTAAGTCCTTTTCTTATAGCGGTATCTGTACTCTTCTCTGTGGTTAATGTTTTTAAATCCCATAATTTATCTTTCCATACATAATCAGGATTCTTCACATACTCGGCGTTTCTTTCCTTCGGTATCGTTATGTTTCCTCCAAAGGTCTTATGAATAAGGCCGGCCACTTCAATTTCTTTCCTGTGTGTAGATTCTTTAAGGTTGTCGCCATATGTTATCTTCCCTTCCCCCGGTCGTGCTGTCCCAAAATACTCGGCGGTCACATTCTGATACTTAAAATCCCTAAAGCGTTTGCGAGCTTTAAGGGCTACTTCTTCCTCCGGGGTCAGCTCTCTCTTGGTATGTACGTTTTCACGCTTGCCATCTGCAGAATCATATATAACCAGGCATCGGCAATATCTATGTCTCTGATATACTTCTTTAGGGACTTTTGGGTATTTATACCTGCCAGCGAGATTTGAACACCACTCGCAGCAGTTCCCCCTCACGATTCTTGTTATTGTTGGGCTAAGTCCTGCCTGACCATGAAAATCCACGTTGGATTTAATGTTTTCAGTTACTATGCTCTGAGCAAAGTTAATTACGGGCTCGCCTAGCATGAAAGAAACGTCGTCGAATGTTTTTGCTGCTACTACTTTGTTTACAATTCCCATAACTCGATTCGAGTTCATCGGTGTCTTTATCGCTTTTATTCCTATGCCCGCTTTTCTATTAAGCGTATCCTGGACTTGTTCAGCTGCGTTGCTTATCCGTTCATACATCCACTCCAGCGTGCCATATACAACACGCTCTGCGATGTTATAATACATCTTCCCATCAGGCAGCACTTCCGACGAGATGTGCCGACCATATACATTCGACAGGATCTCTCCGATCTCAACAGCGTACTCATCAACATCTTCATATGTGGCTGTTCCCTTTTTTATTTTGTCTGTTATCCGCTTCACTTTCGCGCTGTTTTTTACCTCGCGCTCGAAGTCACTCTGTATTTCTTCAAGTAGCTTTGGTGCTATATCTTCCATAGTGCCACCGCATCATCCTTTTGATTCTATTCCTGTCAGATCCCTAAGATTTTCTCCGGTCATATATCCTTCTACCGCTTGATTCAGTTTCAACGCGCCGTCGCCGATCGCCGAGAGCATAGCAGCGTCCGGCTCGAACACAGGCTCCCATTTAGCCTTTGTCAAATATAACTGCCTGCGGCGGTACTGATAATCGTCTCTCAAGCAAGCGGCCAGATATCCTGCATTTAAAAATCCTGTTCCGAACGTTCTCTGTGCTTTTCTGGCTGTAAGGCGCAGATTTTCATGACTCGCCTTTATCGCCTCTGCGCTCGATGGATTATCTGTAACAAATCCGAGATCATCGAGCGTGAGTCCCGTCTCTCCCGCAAACAGCGCAGCAAACATTTTGAGCTGCTCGGTATGAGGCGCCATGCTCTGCTGCGTAAACTGTCCAAACGTTGGCTTATCACCGTCTTCATCTTTCGTTATCTCAATCATGGCCGACATCGCCGCCTTCCACGAATCCATCGCTTCTCTGTCATTGGAAGTGCCCACAATCCATTTCTGCGGAAACGAATAAAATTCTGCCGATATCTCTGACCGCTTCACTGTTCTCATTGCTCCGCCCACTATATCCATGCACGCCCTGCTTATGCGCGAATGACCAAAAGGTCTTTTGGCATCAGGGCGATAAATTATAGGGACCAGCAAGGGAGCGGGTGCGGCGTTCTTCACAATTTGCACTCTTTTTTCACCTTTTCTGTAATAAGCTGTATATCCTTGTACAAAATATGCTTCTATAGTTGGCTGTCCAAGGTCGTCTCTTTCCAGTGCCGCATAACCCTCCGTCAAAAGTCCTGTTATTGGGTCAATTATTCCTGTAGCATTACCTCCATCCACTACCTGTAGTCTGGGATAGCCATCTTCGTCTGGCGAGATATAAACGAAACAGCAGGAAGATATTAGAGATGACAAAACGGCGCTGTCATAAAGCACGTCTGCATTGTTTGCCTGGAATATCTCCGTAAGCTGGAAATTATCCGCTTCAAATCCGCGGAATACCAGTCGGTCCGCAAGTGAGTCAACAGCTTTGCCGCACCATCCAAGTACTGACTTCCAGTTTCGCAGCTCCGGCGGGGTGCTGATATTAAAGTCCTTAACGGTGTTCTTCATCTCGTAGTATTTATATCGCAGTCTCACCCTGCTTTCTTTTCTGGATAACTTTCTGCGAAGATATTCGATGCCTTTGTATTGTGCCACTTTCTTTTCCTCCTTGGCATTCTTTCATCGTGTGTTTTTTTTCGTAGTGACGGCGTGAAGCACTGAGCACGGGATTGCGGGGGAGATATGCCCCCTTTTATTTCCCGCTTCGATAATTTTTCCAATCACATGATTGCGGTAATATGCGGTTGCTTATAGTTTCAATGTGTCTTGTCCCCAGCTGGCCGCGGTCGATAAGTTTATCTGATTTCTGCCTGTTGCAGGTCCAGTGAGCCAGCTGCAAGTTGCTGATATCACTTGGATGTCCGCCTTTTGCTACTGGAATAATATGATCGATGCATGGCGAAAGCGGATGCGGATATTTGTATGAGAAATCCACAGGCTTTCCGCATATCCCACAAACTGTCTGGGTGGCATATATTTTCTTTTTATTTCGCTCAAATGCTCCCCGGTGGGTACCATTCTGATCCGGTCTTGCCGTCCCTCCTGCTTTAATATATATAGTGGCAGGCTCCGGCATCTGCACTGCCGGCGACCTGCTCACTTGTCCTTCTTGGGCCAGAGCTTTCTCAATTACTTTTCTAGCATGATTCCGTCCTCTCTTTATTGCAGCTGCAAGCTCAGGCTCTGTATTTACGTGCTTTCTGAGGGTTGAGTAACTCACCCCAATCTTTCCTGCTATTTCCTTTTCAGTTGCTCCCTTGCCTGCCCACTTCTCGATCTCGAGAAGGTATGGCTTGATGTGTGATTCGTACTTGTTCATTTCGCTATAATATAAAAGCTCGGCAATATAATGCCGAGCAAATATATGATTGATTTATATAATAATAAAAGCAAGGAGCCTTGCTGACTTTTCTCCTTGCTTTCGTTGTGCCGTCTTTGGCTAATATCATTATAGCATATTCAAAATGTTAATTGTGTTAATCTTTATCTTCTTGCAAATAATCATTTATGATCTGTGTCACCCTTGATCTGGAGTATCCGAGTTCATCTCCGATCTGTTTATCGGTCATGTTGTTTCTCATCTTCAGACTAAAGATATCATATCGCAGAGGATTTTTTATCTCGCTAAGCCAGTCTTCCAATTCTGCCAGCAATTCCTCATACTCAGCTTCACGAATGGTAAGCAATCTAAGGTACCTGTCCTGTTTGGTGTGATCTATGCTTTCAATCTTTATTCTTGTCGCAGCATAAGGGAACTCCGAAGAAGAGCCTTTAGCGACATCCGGTATTATTTCTCCTGTGCTTTCTTCGGCTCTTCTTTTAAGCCTCCTGATTTCTCTCCTGATGTTTTTCAAGGCTGATTCGATATGTCTATACTGCAAGAGTCTTTCTCTATTCACCTAAATCTCCTTTCACGTTAAATATCCAGATCATCAAACGACATCTGCTTTTCAAAATCTTTATACAATCCTCTGACTGTGACTGCCCGTCCTCTTTTCCACCGTTTCAATCTGCAGCTTTCATCATCACAAACCATTATGTATTCCATGCATTCCACTCTCAGGATAGCATGTTCGTACTTCCTCACCGTGTCTTCGTCCACGCTGTACCCCTTTGGGGTTTTGATATCTTGATATACTTCCCGGCCGGCTACCTTTTCACGCTTTACTTCCGGCATTACAACGCTGCGTGAGCACGAATATCTCCTCTTCTGGGGGCTGTCATCGTTTCTAAATGTTTTCTCCGTTTCTTTCAGCAGATATTCTGCCAACCTGTAATAATTGCCACTCTTGTCAAGGAGCACCGGCTTTATGTATCCATACTTCCATCGCTTACTTATTTCTTCAAGGTCTATCTCGCTCATCACAATGTGGTGGTGGATTCTTGAGTGCTCATATTCAGTCACCGCCACCCATTTGAAATCTATGTCATTTCTCTTACAGTAGCCTCGAAGATTGTTCAGGAATCTTTCCAAGCATCGTTTTGCTTCTTCCGGAGCGAGCGGGCGAGCATATGTAAGTACTAGGTGGTAATCACCAGGTTTGAAATTATGATTTAATTTAGCAGTTAAAATCTTCACGGCATTTCTAAAATTGATTTTGCGAACTGCTTCAGATGTAGGGTTACTTTTCGGTTTTCTCTTCTGTATTCCGGTATTGTTTATTCTGGAAGTTGCTTTAAGTGTCCTTATTATCGTTTTTCCTGCTACGATGGTATCTCTGAAAAACATAAATATGCTCCTAAGTTAATACTCTTATCAAGGTTTAATGCGACCTTTCGGTCGCCGGTATTTCCTTATATATAATGTAGGTTTTGTTAAGGCAACGCCGTGAGCGGCTGCTCACGGCTTAAATATCCATAGTGCTCAATATATCTTTCAAGTTTGAAAGTTCTTCCGGGGTCAGGCCCGTACGTTTTAAAGGCTCACCGTCTTTGAACGTCCTGAGTTCATAGCACGGAGGATGTTTCCCCCATCTCGCCAGTATGAGATGCTTCGTATATCCTCCGTTCTTGCTGCGACCTACTATTCCCAGATCCTCTACCAATTCAAATTCTCGATCCGTCTTTTGCTCATTCATTTTAATGCTCCTACTCCTATCCCTGCCCAAAAGGCAGATATGACTACAATCGCTATAGATATGATCAAAACCGCTCTTAACATATTGTTGTTCCTCTTCCTCATGATCTTTCCGCCTTACTTATTATCCCTTTGACCTCTTTGAGTGGAACGCTCATTATTGTTTTGTCTGTGTGAAGTGAGATCGTATTAAGAGTTCCGTCACAAGTCACCCTGCACCCTATCTTTGTCTTAATCATCACATCTCCAGCTTGAAATATGCCGTCTATAAATTTAATTTCCTGAGACATCTTATCCCTCCAGTTCCTCGAGCATATGCTCCATCACTTTCCTGAGTGCTCCCTTTAGCTTTTCAGGGTCATCTGAGTCCAGTGCGGCCGCCAGACAATCGGCGAATGCTTCCTGGAAAGAGTCGGCCTTGATCTTGAAGATAAGAGTCGCCTCGTTTGAAGCTTTTTCTATCTTCTCTTCGAGCTGCTTTACCTGAGATTTCAGTTCTTCGGACTCAGCCCTTGCATTTTTCAGCGTTTCTTCCTGTTCTCTGACCGCTTCGTCTCTGATAGCCTCCTTTTCCTTCGCCAGTGCTTCAGATACCGCTATCTCCCGATTCGCCTTTTCCTGTTTTAAGTCAACTTTCAACCTTTTTACCGTTTCTTTTTGTTTTTCGAGCTGAGCAGAAAGCTTTTCCAGTTCCTCAGGATCCACTCCAGCCGCTCTCAACTCTTCCAGTTCTCTTTTGAGGTCCTCATTTTCCGGCTTTAAACGATCTGCCGCAGATTTTGCTTCCGTTTTTTCCTGTTCCAGTTCCCTGATCCTTTCCTCAAGCTCTTTTACCGTCATATCGTCCACAGGATTTTCTGCTACAAACTTTTCCACTTCATCTTCCGGCACCTGAAGGAGCCTCAAAGCCTTGGAAATACTCAAATCCGTACACGTGTACGTTTTTGCATACGAGCTATTTTCATCGCCATATTCAGTCGCTATTTTCATGAGTTTCTCAGTTTTCGACTTGCTGTAATTCAAGTTTTCACGGCACCAGTTTTCCCACTGACCATGCTCAACCTTTTCTTTCGCTTCCTTTAGCCTCTCTCCAATCCTGATAGCGCCATCCAGTGCCACTCGGCCGACATTTTCCTCTATCTGCAGTATCTCACTGGCAATCACTGGGAGTGTGCGCTCCTGGATGATTTTAAAACCAGCTTCTACAATATTGCTCATGCTACGCTCCTTTCTCTCTTTTCTAAAATCCTGTTAAATTCAGCTACCACTCTACTCTTAAAATCTTCCACCTCTTTTGTCATGCTGCAGTTATTCTTTCCGCGGCACTGAACGAATCTTCCATCGGGGTTAATTTCCAGCGTATAAAACGGCTTGTCCGGCTCTGATTTCTTGCGAATGAAATATATGATCGTCATACCGGCAGCAACTCGATCGCCGTATGTCTTCACGCAATGACACAAGGCAGAGCTCTCCATGTTCAGGTCTGTTTGACTGGCCGCTATCTTTAATGTGAATTTATCGTCCTTGACCTTCAGATTGTACGCTTTTGCGACAGCCTTAATTTTTTCGTTTTTTTCCCTGTTTTCCTCGACTTCTACCTTCTCCGACAGCTGTCTATGTATTTCATCAAAATCGTCAGGAAAAAGGACTCGTTTTTTTCTTGTGTCCATCCCAAGTTTCTTACAATCATCTATGTAATCGAGCCAGTCTCCTACAGTCAAATACGATTTTTGCTTCGCTGCCCATCCGGCCCACTTCATAATGTCCACTTTCTTTTTTACCTCTTCTATATCCCAACGCATCTCAGCTTCATAGGCGTAAGTTAATTGTTTTTCCGGCAGCAATTTTTCTTCTTCGCAAAGTTCTTGAAAATATGCAATAAAACCAAAATCGATACGGTCCATCTTTCTTAGCTTTCGAATGTGCCTTACGGGAAGTCTCAGAATCTTATCAAGGCTCTTTCCTCTCCAGTTTATGCATCCGCTGCCATTCAAGCCATCAATTTTATTCAAAACCAAACGCTCAAAGCCTGCTTTGGCAAGAAGTTCAATGCTGTGATATTTGAGAAAAAGATCGATGTATCTTATAAATTCATACGTATCTATTTCACATCCCTCAAGTAATTGAGGTATATATCCATACTTAAGACAACTGTTTCTGAATACATTTTTGATATTGTCTTCATATACTTCTGTGCGCCAAAACAGCGGCATATTATATAAAGCGCCTCCTGTAGCTGCAGGCAGGCGTATCTTTTTTCTCTTTTCCCAGTGCTCTGATCCAAGCATCCACTCCGGAACATGTTTATAGTAAGATTGCTCATTCTTATTGAATACATATACCGCTGAAAGCCATCTTGAAAGCTGCGGCTTTCCTGGGTTATTAAACTCTGCGCTAACTTCCGTCAGCGTTGCATATACAGTATTTCCTCGGTGTGTGAAAACAAGGACTCTAAAATGTTCTGTCAGGTTTTTTCTTCCTATGCCGCTCGCTTTGTATGTACCCTCACTTTTACATCTGGGGCAAATGCCTGTATAGTTATTTTTTATATTAAACCGTGATGCTCTGTACTTATGACCGCATCTAGAACATACTACCCAGTCTTCCTTCTTGTTATATATGAGGTAGGTATTCTCTATTACCTGATCGTTGATCCATCTGACCACACCCGGCGGCGCCGGCGGAAGTTTTTCCAGTATCTCTTTTATTTCCATAGCCGCCCCCTATATGAGATCCATTATGTCAATCTTGTCTGATCTTTTCTTTTCTTCGATTTCAAAATATTCTTCAGCCATCCGGAAGGCATCACCATCCGATATACATGCTCTTCCGTTCTTGGCCTGTTTTCTTGCCTGTTCCGTTATTCGATCGCAGGCACCCTTTAGACTCTTCTCAGGCTCCAGGAGCTTTTGAGCCACGTAATCATTCTTGCAGATCTCCGTCAGGTGTTCCTCTATGCCTATGGCCAGAGGCGTGTCCAGCTCCATCGCTTCTTCCGTTATCTTCGCTATTGCCTTGTTTATCATTTTTCCGCTCCCATTCTTTCAATTTTTCTTAATTTCCCTTGCAGCAACATGGCTTCATGCATTACTGCATCACCTCTTTTAGGTTTATTATCATGATATAATTTTTTAGCAAGTTCTTCTTTTTTTCTCACTTGTTCTCGAAGCATATCTATTTTACTTTTCTGCTGGCGTCGAATCTGAGCCGGCGGATCATCATGTTCTGCTTTTCTTCGTGCCTGCTCTCTAAGATTGTTTTCTTCCATATTTTTCTTGATTTCTTTCTGCTTTTTCAAATATGCCGGATCTTCTAACAGGCATTTATCATGCTTGCATGATCCGTCCGGCGTATACGTTCCGAAGCACAATACCCCTTTATTCGGACAAAAGAGGAAGGAGCCGTATTTTTCTACTTTCATTTTGCGAATTTCGGGATTCATGGTTCCTCCTTTCCGTGTCTTTCGGGCTGTATCATCTTCTCTCCGCCTACGCCCATCCCACCGGACATACACCCAGCGCCAATATCACTACTATGACCAGGACATCCCGGCCTATCCTTTTCAGATTGTCTGCCGCTACCTGCGGCGTCCAGATGTATCTTTTCATCTTGCGTTCTCCTCTGCGATTCTCACTTTCCTGAGAAAATCTCCCTCAATAAAATTTCTCTGCTCAAAATATTTGCAGGTATCCCACGGCTTTCTAAACTTCGTCCTTGGGTATGTGCAATGTCCCTCAGCTACGGTCCGGTAGTCAAACTCACCTGCTCTTCGGTAATACTGTATGAAATATCTGCAGTTTGCGCACATTTCTTCTGTTTCCTTGATTTCGTATACCATTTCAATCGCCTCCGTTCTGTGATATAATTATGTATTAATTCAGAAATTCAACACGACAATTTTGTTCATGTCATGTTTTGATTTTACATGACAGTTTTGTTCGTGTCAAGGAGGTTTTATGAAATTTAACGAGCGATTAAAACAACTTCGTGTAGAATCTTTTCTTTTGCAAAAGGAGATTGCCCAAATTCTTGGCGTTTCCGTCCGTACGTTTCAAGGATGGGAAACTGCGCGTACAGAGCCAAATATTGAAAAACTTATTGCCCTTGCTGATTTGTTTGAGGTTTCCCTTGACTATCTTCTCTGCCGTGATTTTCCCGTAAAATCCTCTGATGAACACCAGTAAGGTCTTCCAATTTATCCCATGTTTCTATTTTTCCTAGGCGGACGCCTGATTCTAAATACTGATAATGTCTTTCGCTTATTCCCAACTTATCCGCCATCTGCTGCTGTGTGAGTCCGGCGTCTTGCCGGGCTTTCTTTAGGTTTGCTCTCATGGTCTATCTCCTATATATTGTGTTTTATTCTTCATTACATACTGTATGTTGACATATTTGTAATTGTAGAGTAATATAAATATGTCAATTACTTTAACGGGGTTATTAGGAGAGGAGGTGATTTGATGGCGAGAAAGATTACTATACGCACTACTGCCAGACCGTCAAGCAATGGCAGAAGCATTCGCGTCCGTACTTCTGTAAGCAATGGCCGCACTACGCGTACATCTTCCAAAACGTACCGTGTTAAGTAACTCTCATTGATAACCAAGGCTCTATCGTGACAGCGATAGGGCCTATTTTTTTAAAAGCTCCTCAATCGGCACATCTAAGCCATCTGATATATTCTGTATGTCTACGACTTTCACGAGTCTTCTTCCTTGTAAGATGTCACATATTTCTCTGGATTCATACCCTATCTTCCTGGCTAAGGCAGCTTGATTTACGCATTTTTTCTCAAGTATTCTGCGCATATTTTGCGGAAATGTACCGTTCCATTCCGAAATGTTCTTCATCTGTTCCTCCTCCCTGCGAGTTTCGAGTTGTATCATTACAAATAGTTCTTTCCTATAAGCGTCATCCAGCATTGTCTTGCCTGTTCAGGCGTTATTCCGGTATCTATCAATTTATCTTCATATTCTTTCTGATAATGTCTGCGCCACCAAAGTATTTCTCTTTTTACCCAGTCCTTTTCATTTTCGTGAAACATCTTGTGGATTTCCGGAGATAGATCTACCTGAAAGCCCATATCAATAGACGTTTGTCTCCAAGGTCCTCCCCATATCTCATGGCGCTCTGCACCTGCCCTTCCTGTGTAATAACAGATCCTGTTTGATTTTTCCTTATATCCGTTATATAAAAGCTGTTTTTTCTTAGTTGACTTAGGTTTTGGAAAAGGACATGTTTGATAATATTCTTCTAAACTATTCGATCGTTTCTCCTTGCTCATAAGTAAATTTCCTCGCTACTTTTGTTTTTTCACCAGATTTTATCGTTATTATCGTTCCGTCAATTTTCAGCATTACTTGCTGTATTCTACCTTCAACAGCCATGCACCCCAACGTTTCTATGAGTACCCTTATTTCATCATCTACTGGTATAAAATTCAAAGCTTCGCACTGCGGACCTGTAAGTTCCTTTATCTTTTCTTTCACTTTGTTTTTTCTTTGAGCTATTCGCTGTCCTAAGCAGCTGCATTGCTCAGATGCAAGCTCGTTAGCCTGCTGCTGATTTTCTGCTATCACTCCAATTTCATTTCCACAGTATTCACAAATTCCCATCATGTTTTCCATTACAGTTTATACACCACCTTTCCAACATCTTTATATATTGCTCCCAGGCTATCGCCTGTGATATTCACGGCTACGGTATGCCCACCTTCGAATGTGATCTCTGCATACTCATCTTCTTGATCGTGCGTATACTTGATTTGCTCTACCCCGGATCTGTAATCAGAAGATATTAGCAGACTCAACCGCACTATATAATTTCTTTTTTCTTCTTCTACTTTTTTCATTTATGTAAGCTCCTGTATCCATGATGCAAAACATGTACTTATGTATTGGTTTCCGTTGACATTTTCTCCTCCTGTGTTATATTTAAATTGGTTTTTTAGATTGGCACTCATATCATCGTCCTTATGAATGGGTGCTTTTCTTATGCGTTTATACTTACGTCCCATTCATCATTAAAAATTACATCATCTACTTTCAGCGTAAAACACTTAAGGTTTACATCCCCCTCACCTTCCAGAAACTGCCTTTCTGATAAAGTAAATGTTATATTTACATCTGCTCCGGCATTTGCCTCCGATAACATATTCATAAGCTCATATACTCTCATTTAATTACTTTCCTCCTTTACCGGCACTATCCCCGCCATTAAAATCGGCAGCAACCATTCGAAGCCAAAAGCCCAATACCCACGCTGTATGTATGCCGCCAATACGGCAGCAATCCCGAATAAACTTATTGTTACAAACGCAGTTTTAACTTTCATTATTTTCCTCTTCCTTTTCAGCTGTTACTGTAATTTCCATATCATATTTATTGCTTAAAATCTGACTTAAACTTTCACATAGTTTCTGGATATTCATATCTCTCACCTCCTGATTACTATGTTTTCCATTACACACAGTTGTAATACTTTGTGGCTAAGAATTATGGTACCCTACAGGCTCTTCTCCCCTACGCATGAGCTCCATTCTAAGTGCAGCTATGGATATGCAGCCTGGTATCGGCTGTCCGTTATTCACATTCGTCCAAATGTAGTTCCGTATTTCGTTTGTTGTCCAGTTTTTCACTTTGTTTAATTCCCAGTCGTAAACCATTGTTTTTGTCTCACTTCCTACTCTAATTTAATTCGTCTCGTTATAGTAGCAGCAAACTACGGATCGCTATGGAAGAATCGTTATATCATCCATTTAAAGAGTTTCCCGAAATAAAAGCACTTTTTGATCAGCATCCGTGCGATAATGAAAGCGAAACGGTTATCGTTATGGGGACTTGTGAGTTAACTCCCCTCGGAAAACAATTCAAGTCCGTTGCCATTCCGATCGGAGTGTCTGTAATAACCACTCTTATTACCATATATCTCAACGGAGTGCTATAAGCGCGGTTATCACTGAAGTTATAACACTTACGATTACCGGCACTATGACGTCGCCTACGAATTTTCCTATTTTGCTACGGCTGTACCAATCCAGAAAAACCTCCAACGGGTACATCATGAAATCTAATATGTCAGCACCTGTTTCTTTAAGCTTTCTCACCCTATCCTCCTATCCGCTTCAGTTGCTTTAATTCCTGCTTCAATCAATTGCCTTACTATTTCAGCATAAGAACACCTACAGTATTGGTCAGTCTTTTTTAACTCTATGATTTTCTTATCCATTTCCTCATTTATGGAAATCGACATGCGTTTTTGCATATCTGGTTTCACTTTTGATTCACCTCTTTTCTATATTTGCACCACTGATTTATTTGCTTCGATTATATTTCACCATTTCACCTTTGTCAATGCTTTTTAGGTTTTTTGATTCACTTTTTATTTACATCTCTGGTGTAGTGGTGTATAATGCAGAAAAAGGAGGTTTAAAATGGCTACAGAAAAACAACGGTTTAGTATCACCGTAGATGATAGTCTCTATAGGAAAATAGAAGATTTTCGCTTTGAAAAAAGAATTAAAAGCCAATCTAAAGCTGTAAATGAGCTGATGAAAATAGGATTTAACGCTTTGACTGGCAAAGATATAAATCTCGGTCCTTCTCTATCTTCTTTTGAGCTTGGAATAATAGAGAAATATAATGCCTTGGACAAACATGGAAAAGAGATCATAGATTTTATTTTGAAAAAAGAATATGAGCGTTGCTCTGCTTCGCAACCATATACCAAAATAGTAGATAGCAAAGCCAGGGAAGATTATTCAATGGTAGCTGAAAATACTATTTCATATATGTCCGATAACATTTCCTCATACGAATCGGAACTCAACGCAGCGCATGAACGCACTGATGTTGAGATTACTGACGAGATGAAGAAATGTGATGATGATATTATGGATGGCGATGATTTTTAACCGTTAAGATAAGCTAAACTTTCACATAGGAGGCATGAATGTATTTCATTTTTTACGAAGATGGAAAGCCCACCGGTAAAGAGGTGGATTATAGCGAAGCTACTTTTGAGGATATTAAACATATCGATGAAGATGGTAATGAGTTCTGGTATGCAAGAGAACTCCAGAAAGTTCTTGAATATGCAAAATGGCAGAACTTTAAAAACGTAATACAAAAAGCAAAAGAAGCCTGCATAAAGGCTGGAAACGTTGAAATTTCCCATTTTGCTGATGTCAGTAAAATGGTTGAGGGTGGTGTCGCCGACATTCCTGTGAGAGATATTAAGCTTTCTCGCTATGCATGCTATCTGATAGTCCAAAACGGTGATCCTTCTAAGGAGGTTATCGCTCTCGGCCAGACATATTTTGCAGTCAAGACTCGCCAACAGGAACTCATTGAAAAATTCGATGATTTGACCGAAGACCAGAAAAGACTTTCTATACGGCATCAGATGGCAGAGCATAATAAATCTTTAATGGAAGCCGCGCAGGCTGCCGGCGTGAAAACTTCTCTCGAATATGCAGTATTTCAGAACAGAGGATATCAAGGACTTTACGGCGGTCTTACAGCCCAAGATATTCACAAAAGAAAGGGACTTAAAAAGAGCCAAAAGATACTGGATCACATGGGAAGCGAGGAGCTTGCCGCCAACCTTTTCCGCGCTACGCAAACCGATGCAAAACTTCGCAGAGAAAATATCAAAGGGAAGGCCGAGGCGAATCAAACTCATTATGATGTTGGCCGAAAAGTAAGGCAGACTATAGAGGATCTCGGTGGCACTATGCCTGAAAACCTCCAGACTCCTGATAAGAGCATAAAGCAGCTCGAGCGCGAACAGAAGAAACTGAAAGATGAATAATCCCACTGTCCAGACTTTTCCGTACCCGATACTGTATATTGATGACGGAGGTGTTATGTCATGAAATATGAAGCACTTTTGGACGAGGCATATGAAAAGGGATTGGTGGTTAGGGAAAAACCTCTTCAGGCACATGACGGCAGAATAAAGGGGAACCGAATCGCTATCAGAAGCAGCATTGAAACAAATGCTAAAAAGTGCTGCGTGCTTGCTGAAGAGCTGGGACATTACGAAGTCAATGTCGGAGATATCCTCGATCAGAACGATACAAACAATCGTCGCCAGGAAAGAGCAGCTCGCAGAAGAGCTTATGAGAAGCTCCTTCCTGTAGAGAACATTTTATTTGCCGCCCAGGATGGTCACAAAGAGATCTGGGATATGGCAGAATATCTTGATGTTGATGAGGAGTTTCTACGAGACGCTCTTAAATATTACGGCATGTTAGATATATAAATATTTTGATGAAAGGAATCATGAAATAATGAATAAGTCTCTACATGATAACTGTATTTTCCTTGATATAGAAAACCCTAATGCCAGAGGAAATTCAATTTGCGCTATTGGTATATTAGTCGTTAAGGACGGTCAAATTTATAACGAAAAATATTCTTTGATAAATCCGGAGGACAGATTTGACAGAACTAATAGTCAGATAACCGGTCTTACAGAAAATATGGTTCTTAACTCCCCTACATTACCTGATTATTGGCGAAAAATCGAAGCGATTTTATCATCCGGGGTTATTATAGGACATAACATAAAATACGATTTAAGTGTACTCTCGAAATCATTGGACCGTTACGATATCGAAATTCCTGAATTTAACTATATATGCACTCTGGAATTAAGTCAAAAAAACTTACTTGCTCAATCATATAAATTGGAGAGTCTACTTTCAGATATCAATATAGCATATGAGGCTCACAATGCTCTTGAGGATGCATATGCAGCATATTATTTATTTGAATATCTTATTGATCGTTTCGATTTGAAAAATATTCCTATAAATACCTATCAATATGAACGTTCGCTTAAAGAATCTATTGATTCTAAACTTGCTTCCAATATTAACGATTTGTACGGAATTATCTCAGGTATTAACTATGATGGAACTATAGATGATGCAGAAGTACAACTTTTAAAAAAGTGGGTAGACCAAAACATCAAATATAATAACTATGCGCTTTTTAATAATATTATCTCAGAGCTTGCCATTATTTTAGAAGATGGTATTGTAACAAATTATGAAAGGCTTAAACTTCTTGCCCTAGTTGAAAGCGTAAATTCTTCGAAAATATATAGCAATGCAACGCTTGGTATTCAAATTCTTGATGGACTCTTAAAGGGAATTGTTTGCGATCAGGCTATTCAGGACGCAGAAATAAGCAACTTAAAATTGTGGCTTGACGAAAATGACTACTTAAAAGGTGTATATCCATATGACAAAATACTAAATGCTGTAACAGTAGTACTTTCTGATGGCGTTATCACTGCAGAAGAAAAATCATATATACTAAATGAATTTGATGAAGTTTTAAACCCTGTAACCGATTGTTCTGCCATCAATCTTAACAACAAAACATTCTGTCTTACTGGAGATTTTAAATCAGGAACAAAAACTGAAATCGAAAAGATAATCTCTGATAAGGGCGGAATTAAGAAAAGTGGTGTTTCTGGAAAGCTGGATTATTTATTTGTCGGAGGATTGGGAAGCGATGCATGGAAATATGGCAATGTAGGCGGTAAAATAGCTAAAGCTCAAGAGCTGCAAGAAAAAGGAAAGAATATAAGAATTATAAGTGAAGATGATCTTATGTCATGTTTAAACGGTTAATACATTAAAATATAAAAAATACCCCCGCTTTCGCAGGGGCAAGGGCTGCAATGATACAACCCCGTTCTCGCAAAACGATTGTATCATTTCAGCCCAAAAATTACAAGTTTTTGGGTATTTTTATGCCTGTTTTTACCAAAATAAGTATGAGGTACTAAAATGAGATGTGCAATTTATATAAGGGTTTCCAGCGCTGAACAGCGGCGGGAAGGCTATTCCCTTCCGGAACAGCGCAGGGTCTTAACTGAATATGCTGAAAAGCAAGGATATAAAATAGTTGACGTCTATGCCGACGAAGGTATCTCTGCATCTAAAAAACCACATCTGCGCCATGATTTTCAAAGAATGATGAGGGATGTTGAGGCAGGGCTTATCGATATAATAATTTTCATCAAGCTCGATAGATGGTTTCGTAATGTCGGTGACTATTACCGCACACAGGAGATACTTGACCGCCACGACGTGAAATGGGAAAGCGTACTTGAAGATTATGACACTACCACAAGGACCGGCAGACTCAATTTAAATATAAAACTCACTATCGCAGAGGATGAAGCTGCTAATACCAGCGAGCGTGTAAAATTTGTCCTGGATGCAAAGGTGCGAAATAAAGAGCCAAACACAGGCACACAGCCTTTCGGCTATAAGATAGAGAAAATTGACGGTGTAAAACGAATCGTAAAGGATCCTGAAACTGAAAAAGAAACTGAGGATATGTTTCGAATGTGGTTTGCAACCAGATCAGCTTATCAGGTGACCAACTATATAAACAACACCTACGGTCGAAACTTATCTGATACTACTATCGCCCGAAGACTTAAAAATATAGCATATACAGGAGAATACAAAGGGATTTCAGGTTACAGACCTGCTTATATCACGCACGAACAGCACGCTGAAATCTTAAGATCCTTTCAAAAGCATACGCGTAGATCCAGACAAAACAAGATATACCTCTTTTCAGGGATGGTTATCTGCCCGGAATGCGGCCATGTATTGGCAAGCTGTACAAGTAACAAGACTACCCTTGCCTATCGCTGTAGATACCACATGACACGAGGATGTACTTATAGGCATATCGTCAAAGAAAAGGATATCGAAAACTATCTCATAGAAAATATCGGCAAGCATCTTAAATGCTATTCATTTAAAATCGCTGCAAAAAATAAAAAAAGATCCTCTGTATCTCCAAAGAAATACGAGGATCAGCTTGAACGTCTAAATAACGTGTATATAATGGGAAACATCTCTTCTGAAGAATATCAGCAGCAGTCATCCGCGCTAAAGGCAAAAATTGCCGATTTAAAGGCGGGAAAAAGTCAAAAGGCTCCAATCCCTCAGGACGTAATAAAACTCCTGTCTGACAATAAGTTTCCCTCGTTATACAGAGACCTTTCACGTGAAGAGAAGCGTGCTCTTTGGAGAAGCTGCATAGACAGCATTTCTGTAAATGGAACAAGCCCCTGCTCCATCCGCTTCATAGAATAAAGAATAATTATATCCCCTAACCTGCAAGACCGTTCTGTCCGGTAAGTTAGGGGATAACTTAAATCTTCACTTCATACAGGATTATATCTTTATTTCTAATTATTTTCAATAAAGATCTCTTTTTAGTTTTCAGTTTAATCAGGAGTTGACCTTCTATAAGACCTTACTTTTGTTCCGTCAGCTTTTTTATACCCTTTAACGACAACTATTTTCTTATTTTGTTTTCCCCGTATACTGGATTTCGTTTTTGCCATAGATTTCTCCTTTCTTTCAAGTTGTAAAAACTTTAGAAAGGTACTTATGTCGACGATAAGCACCTATACATTATCGCCTTTTATCGTGCTCTGACTTTATCACCATCTACCCAAAAGCAAACCATTTTTCCATTTTTACGATAAATACGTTTTCCGCTTCTGGTAGTTATATATGGACTATATATCCACATATAAATCAACTCCTTTCATGTTGTATTTGCTGGGAGAATCTCTTCTTTCCAGTATTTCTTTCTTGCAAAGCCTGCTGATTTATGATAAAGTCTATTTACTACAAAGATATTACCACAGTCGAACAATCAATGGCTGCAAGGTATTTATTTAAACATCTAAAAAGATGGAGTTTTATACTCTGTCTTTTTATTTGCAATTTCTAATTGGCGTCTTGCTGCTTTTTCAGATACCCCACACTCTTTTGCTACCCAGCTAACCGTCTTCCCTTTAATTAAGTGGGTTGGCATTAAGAAATATCCTGCAAATGCGTCAGCTTGCCATTCCGGATTCTCGTATACCTTAATTTCCTCCGGATTTCTGGCAAGGGAGATCTGTCCTTTGTCGTGCCAAATATAATGAAAAAATTCATGAACTATGGTATAGCGATCTCTTCCTTTTCCTCGACGCGCCCCTTCGTAAACCGATTCTATTATCAAAATTTTATGACTCTCAGGAAAAGTTCTTGCATGTGCATCCAACTCATCATCCGGTACAATTTCCAAATAAAACTCCGAATCAAAAATTAATAAAATATTCTCTAATAAGCTTATCACATCCACCTTAAGAACATTTTCTATGCCTAAAATTTTTCTTAAGCTATTCGCTGTTCTTTCCAGATTATTACGTGATAATGGCTTTGCTCTGTATGAACTTGATTTATACACAGTCCTTTTATCCCTCCTTATTAAGTATTTTCATTATTTCATTCTTTTCCTCATTATCAAGATTTTCGAACTTTCTCGCAAAAGATAAAACAAGATTTCTATCTTGGCTTTTCATGCCTTCCATCTTGATTTTTATTTGCAATTTTGAGTTTTCTGCGGCCTCACACAATTGAACATACTCATCATTCGACAGCTTATATTTATTCTTTATTTCACTGCACATCCTTGACGGAATATTTTTCTTTCCGTTTTCTACCGCCGATAAAAAAGATGATTTTACCCCTAAAATTTCTGCCATGTCGCCAAGGTTTTGATTCCTTTTCAGCCTTATTATCCGGCATAATTTTCCAAAATCCGTTAACATCTTTCAATCCTCCTTGCTGGGTCTATTTTTTACCCGTTTTAATATTAACTTATTTTAGGTTAATTTGTCAACCTTTTTGGGGTTAATAAGTTATCCTAAAATAAGTTAAATAAAAATAGGGCGTTTTACTAACGAATCTATTCCATTAGTATAACGCCCTATTTCTGTTCAACTCTAAATTTCTATTATAACTATTTGAATCTGTGCATACTATATGATACAATATAAATGCAAATAGGAGGACTGTTAGTCCCCCTTCATTGCATCCTAGCGCTTCGCGGGTCCCCAACTTAGCGGAGCGTATTTTTTTATTCAGATCGCTTATTATTGCATACATTATTGCTATAATCTGACTTACATCACTCCATTCCTCGAGTCCTAAGTTATGAACTAAGTTGAATGTCATTCCCATAAGCTCTAGAATAAGATAGGTTTGAAAGCATGTCCACATAATAAACCTCCTTACCTGAACTTAAGTTTCTAATCCGCACGAAAATCGTAAGTTCATAAACATATTATTGATTATGCTTTACAAGGTTTATTAAATTTGACCGCCTTTTATTAAATATATTACGTGTTTTAATGCAATTATTCAATATTTTTTAAGTGTTTTATTCAATATTTTTTAATATTTAAAACACCTCATTTATATTTCACATTATAAATCCCTATTTTACAATTGCGCTGCTCTCCTGCGTTCATAGTTTTCAATTTTATGTTTTATGTTTTGTTTATATTTATAAGCCTCTTCCAGTTCTCCGTTCGGGTGCTTTCCGTAAAGCGTACAATCCACAAGCTCTTTGGTAACACAAAAGTTTGCATTTAAACCTTCTAGAATAAGCTCCTCACGCTCCTCCCTATCTTTTGCTCTTTCCTCTGCTTTTTTCTGCTGTCTATTTATAACGAGCAATACCACGGCGGACAAAATTGACGGGATTGCACTTGCTAAAATTGCTCCGATGTTCATATCTGCCTCCTACTTTATGTATACATTGCCATCTTCCACTGTACAGATATACCCGGACGGCACTTTCATCCATATCCTGTTACCCACCGTTTTAATTGCCAGGCATGTAACACGCGTACCTTTCTTCAAAACGGCCATGGTCTGATTCTTAGCATTTTTCTGGCCATCTTTCGTGAGTTCGGACTTTCTCTTTTGAGCGTAATTAGTGCCGGCGCCTGTCCTTACTTTAAGCCCCGAACTTGCTACTATGGTGTATGTCTTACCAACGGTATAGGCGCTTCCGCCTTTTTCGATTGCCTGAACGTAAGGAAGCGGATTAACTCTGTCCCACTTATCAGGTGTATGCACTTCAAGATGCAGGTGATTCCCAGTAGAATTTCCGGTGCTCCCTACTTCTCCTATTTTAGCTCCTGCCTTGATGCTCTGTCTCTCTTTAACGGATATTTTAGACATATGTGCATAGTTAGTATATCCGCCGCTGTGTTTTATGGCAACGTGAAGACCGTAGGAGTCATCCCAGACCCCATCCCCCGCAGCCACAACTTCTCCATCTCCCATGGCGTAGATAATCGTACCTTTTGGCGCTGCCATGTCCAATCCTTTGTGACTGTTTGAAAACTTCTGCGAAATGCGTGTATACGATGCTAATGGTTTATGTGTAAGATTCATTTCTATCCCTCCTGTTCTCCATTAAGTACTGTTTCACTGTCCGATACTCCCGGTGTAGTAGGGTCTACTACAATACCTAAAAGCACTAACAGATTTATAAACGTACTTATTGCATTAGTTATATCCTCTGCCGCCACCTGTGGTACAACACCACACCAGCCTAATATCTGATATATAAGTGCGACTACGCCAGCCGCTAATGCAGCAAGGGTAGCTTTATTTTGCAGTCTTTTTATCCATTTTATTTTCATAATAACCTCCTAATCTAAAACTCTTCGCTTTTGTGGGTATTCAAATCCGCCAGTATTTCCATTTCCCGGCAATATAAGTGTTCCTGGGAGTAATATCATATCATCTACAACTATTTTTTTATGCAGCTGTTGAATCTGATTTACGCTTTGCACTTCTATTTCCGCCAGTCCGTCTGGATACACATATACTGTATATTCAGTAGAATCAGGTGCGCGTGGTTTTGCGTCTGTAATCAAAAACGCCGTGCAGGCTATTATCCCGACCAGTACGACGCATATCGCTATTATGTATTTTTTCACTGTGTGTATACCTCCCAGCCAGCCGGGTACGCATCAGGAGACCAAACATTACCGTCTATAGTGGATATGTACAGTTGTCCGTTATAGTCTACTATATCTCCAGTGTTGTATGCATCATGTGCCCCTGATGGCTGTGACCAGACAGGATACCCTTCATTATTTAATCCTATCGGCGTGTACAATGCTGGCGTAGCGTCCGGCGGCCAGTCCGCCTGGCTGGTATGTGCCTGCACAATCCTGTACAGCTGTGGATCGCCGACGTTGTTTTCTACGTATGTGACGAGGTCATCAACTTTATATGCCACGCCGACTGCATAGGCTGGATATACCGCGGCTATTTCAAGAGCATCTTCATCGGAAAGGCTTTTTGCGAACATCTGTATGGCCTTTCGTAGCTGTTCTGCAGCCTGTACTCTATTCATCCGCCTCACCTCCGTTCGTATTTTCTATGCCAAGCAATGCGTTTAATACATCGTCTGCCGTTTCCACCGGCTCTGGCTCTGGTGGTGCTGGCAGTGGATCGTAAACATACTCGCCATCTACGTACTTGTAGTCCGCTATGTTGTCGTCGGGGATCTGCGTCACCCGGGGCTGGTTTTCCGGAGCATATTCATCATATGTGCAG